ACGGCTTCACGTTCTGGCCCCAGGCACTCAGACTGGACCCCGGATAGGCGCTCCCTTCGCCGCTCACCCACTCCTTGAACCCGAATTGATTGCGCTCGGTACTGTTGCCCGGCCCGCCGTTCTTCCCGCCCCCGCTGCTGGCCACCGGGCCGCCACCAGGCGCCCCACCGCCCCCGTCCCCGCCGCCACCCGGTGGAGTGGGCAGACCGAGGCCTCCGCCCGGATAGGCGGCGCCCCCGCCCCCGATGATCTGCTGGAGGTCGTCCATGCCTTTCTGCGCAATGCCGGTGGCGGTGCCCATCGCCTCCGCCATCCCACTGGTGAAGGCATCGTCGAAGGCCCCCACGGACATCTCGGCTATCTGGGTCATCAGCGGCGGGAACCCGGTGACGGTGTCCTGCGCCCAGTCTTCCATGATGCTGTGACCGTGGACGTTCAGCAGGCTGTTTTCCATGCCCGGCTCGAACGTGTTGGCGAAGGCCGCGCTGGACGATGTACCGATGGTCGCCATATTGGTATTGGCGGCCGTCTGCGTTTTCCCGAACCACCCCCCGAACATATTGGTCAGGTTCTCCAGGCCCACGCGGAAGGGCTCGACCCACTTGGCGAGACCCGTCGTGATGTTGGTCACCATGTCGTTGAAGAACTTCTGCCCCGCCGTGATGATGCCGTCCCAGACCGCGCCCACCTGGGGCAGCAGCCGGTCCTTCCATTCGCCGAGATAGGTCAACACGGGGTCGAGCGCCGCTTTGACCGCGGGCAGCACCAGGCCCCAGATGTCGATGAGCGCCTGCGTCAGCGCCATGATGGCCTTGAAGGGGGTAGCCAGCACTTCGGCCGCGACCGTGATGACGGTCTTGATCTGCTCCCAGTGCTCGCGCCACCAGTCGGCAAAGCTCTTGATGGCCGGCGTCAAGTCTTCGCGCAGCCAGCGCGCGATCTCCTTCGCCACGGCGCTGGCTTGCTTGCCCTCTTCCTCGGTGGTGTCGCCGATCTGCTGCCAGGAGCGCACCCAGTCGCCGAGCAGGCTCCCGAGCATCTCGCCCATGAGGCCAAACACCTCGCCCAGGGCGTCGAAGACCGGCTTCAGGCCCTCCTCCCAGATGGCGGTCAGATTGGTCCGCATGTCGCCCCAGTCGTTGATCCAGGCGGCGGCGAGCAGCGCGACGGCGGCGGTGAGCGCGACCACGGGAATCGCCACGGCGGCAATCGGCGCGGCCATCAGCGCAAAGCCCGCGGCGAGCGTCGGCAGCATGCCTGCCAGGATCAGCAGCGGCCCGACGAGGAGGCCCACGGCGGTCACCGCGAGGCCAATGGCGACGGCGGTGTTTTGCACGGGCTCGGGGAGTTCGAGGAACCCGTTCAGGATGCCCGTCGCGGTCTCCGTGAGCGTCCGCAGATAGGGGAGGAGCTTCTGGCCAATGGTGATCTGGAGCGTCTCAAACGAGCCGCTGAGGGCTTCCAGCGCGCCCTGCAGGTTGTCCATGCGGGCGGCGCCGACCTCGGCCGCCGTCACCTTACTGAGGGCCTCCGCCATCGCGTCGGCGCCCTCCGCGCCCGTCCGCATCATGATGGAGGCGGCGCGCATGGCGTCCGTGCCAAACAACGTCTTGAGGGCCACAATCTGTTCTTCGGCCGACAGATCGCCCAGCTTGTCTTTCAGAATGCCCGAGATGTCGGCGAAGGACTTGATCGTGCCCGTCGAATCAAAGAACGCATTCTGGTAAATGCGGAGCGCGCCTTGGGCCTCATCCCAGTCTTTGCTCTGCTTCTTGGTCATCTCCCCCATGCCGCTCCACCCCGTCACGGACATGGTGAGGGTCTTGAGCTGGTCCTCCAGGCTCAGGTTCGTCGCGTCGATGCCGCGGGCCTGGAGGGCTTCCATCACGTTGGTCGCGTTCACGGTCTCCAGGCCGTACTGCCGAAACGCCCCCGCCGCCTTGTCGGTCTGCGGCACCAGGTTAATCAACATGGTTTTGAGCGACGTACCCGCGTCGGAGCCCTTGAGGCCCTGCGCGGCCATCACGCTAATCGCGGTCGCGGTATCATCGAAGCTCAGGCCGACGGTCGTGGCGACCGCCCCGACCTGATTCAAGGCAAACTTAAAATCGGTCACTTCCATGCTGGACGCGTTGGCGGCCCCCGCGATCATGTCGGCCACGTGGGCCATGCCCTCGCCTTTAATGCCGAACATGGCCATCGCGTTCGAGGCGATCTCGGCGGCATCGGGGAGGCTCACGCCCCCCGCGGCGGCGAGGTTGAGGGTCGCTTCGGCCGCGCCGTTCAGAATGGCTTCGGCACTGACGCCGCCCTTGACCAGCTGCTCGATGCCTTCCGCCGCCTCCTTCGCACTGAAGGCGGTGTCCTTGCCGAGCTTGAGGGCCAGGGCTTCGAGGGACGCGCCGAACGTGTTCACCTCGTCGGGCGACATGACGGCCTTGACGCCCGACATGGTTTTCTCGAAGTCGGAGGCGGCGGAGATGGCCGCGCCGAACATCGCCGCGCCCGCCACGCCGACGCCGGTCATGGCGCCGCCGACGCCCACCATCGCCTGGCTGGTGGACATCGACTTCTGTTCGAGCTTATCGAGGTCCTGGTGGACATCGCCGAGGGCGCCCCCGGCCAGGTTCTTGCCGAGGACTTCGATGAGGATTTGCAGGTCGGCCATCGTCCTTACTTCCTGGCGCGGCGCTGCTTCGCGTCCCAGTAGGCCCGCGCCTCGGCCGCCATCCCCATCAGCTTGAGCTTAAGCAGGACTTCCTGCAGGGGCGCCGCATCGACCTCCCACGGGAAGCACCCCCAGGCTTGCGCGAGCTGGTCGCGGGTCCAGGCCCACGGGCAGTAGAGCCCGGCCGGATTGCTCGCCTGGAGATAGAACCTTAGCGCCGCCTCGTCTGCGTCATTGAGTTTGGGAGTGTCGTGGTCGCCTGCCGCACCATGCCGAACGCGGTCACCAGGAGATGCGTGGGACAGCGATTGACGAACTCGGGATCGCTCGGCGGCGGCAGGACGCCCTGGTCGTCCTGCCAGCCGTTGTGCTCGAGGAAGACGAGCGCGACCGCCTTGTTGATCGAGTCGTCGCCGTCCAGGTTGGCCATGATGCCCGCCGGGTGGTCGAACCAGAACTTCAGGCGGAACTCCTGGTACGGCTCGGGGAGCTCGCGCCAGAGCTCGGTGCGGGGAATCTTCGGGCCGGGGGGCGCGGTGCCGTTGGCATGCGACGCGGCCGGCGGCGCGACTACCGGGTGGATGGCAAACTCCGCATCGGTCATCATCAGGGCGTGTCTCCTAGACGAAGGCGGCGGTGCGGGGGGTGCAGCAGCGCACCACCAGACCCGCGCCGAGCGCCGAGCTGTACAAGTAATTCAGGGAAAATTCGTAGGTGCGGGTGCCCGCGTCGTTGGCGTTGTAGTTCACGGTCGCCCAGGCGCCGGGGATGTCGAACGTCATAAACTCGCGTTGGCCCGTCTCGATGCCGTTCGCGGGACCGAGGAACTCGAGGCGCAGGACGCGGTTCGTCTGCGCTTCCCACTTGGCCACTTCGGCCGGGGTGACGGCGGCACTCGCCTCGAGCATCACGCCCGCGGTGATGTCCAGCTCGCCCGTCGTCAGCGCGCCGAGCGCCAGACTGTTCGACGCGAAATATTTTCTGCCTAAGTTATTTTTGGCGTCCACCGTCCAGTTGATCAAACTGCCGACCAGTTTGGTCGTGCCGGCGACGCCGCTCATGTCGTCGAGATAGCCAAACGCCTGCCAGCCATCGAGGAAGCCGGGGACGCGTTCGGCGCTGCGCGTGGTCGGCGGGCCGACCCACGGCAGATACTCCGCCGCAAAGAGCGTGAAGTCCAGTTTGTTCTCGGCCATCACGGAGCCGCTGAGGGACAGCGCATCCACCATGACCCCGGTGGCCCGCAGGAGCTGTGCGCCATCGTTGCGCTCGACCGTCATGCTGGGAATGGTCGTCTTCGGGACATACGTGTGGACCATCGCCAGCGTGCCGCCCACCGCGGGCACGACCGTGGCCGCGCCCAGCATGCACTCCAGCCATTCCAGGCTTTCGCTGGGGGACACGTCGAGCGACACCTTGCCATCGACGGCCACGGGGCCGAGGGTCTGGGCGCGCTGATTGTCGCGCCCGCCCGTGGGGAACCGCTTCGGCCGCGGGTCGCGCGTGCGGTTAAACTCGGGCTCCATCACGTACACGGCGCGCGGGCAGGCCACAGGGGTGCCGAAGACGCTTTCGCGCCCCACCTGCAGCAGTTCTCGCCAGGTCTCGCCGGCCATCGCGTCTCCTTCGTGCCCGTGGCGTGCGCCGTGTGGGCGGCGTTACTTCTTCGGCGGGGCCGGCGCGGCATCCGGCGTCTGGGGCAGCACCGGCGTCGTCGCGGGATCGGCCGCGGGGTACTGCACCGGTGGCGGCGCCGGAGGCGGCGGGACCGGCTCGGTAGCGGGCGGCGCGGCCGCCTCCGCGGTCCGGGCCTCCGGCGCCGGGATCATCTGGTAGAGCGGCTGGCCGCCCGACTGGGGGGTGTTCTGGAGTTGCAACCGCTGCTCGGTGGTGAGGGCGGCATACTGGCTCGCGGTCAGGTCCGTGGCGGGGATGCCGCTAATGAACTCATGGCCGGGCGTGCCCGCCGGTTGGCCCTGATACGTCGCCACCACCGGATCATCCGGCGGGGACGGCTCGTCCTGGGGCGTGGGCTCGGGCGGCGGGGGCGGGGTCGGCGTCGGGGTTGCCATCGTGGCCTCCTACGTGACGGTTTCGCGCTGAATCACGCGGATCGGCAGGGGATAGAGCCGCACTTCGGCGCCGGCCCACTGGCGGTAGTCGGGGGCGTTCAGGCCCGGCAGAAACTCGCCGCTCTCGACCACCCCGCCGAGGGTGCGGTCGCGGTAGAACGCCCGCGTGAGCGCATCCTTGAAGCCGAGCACGTCGCGCTCGGCCCCGCTGGGCGTGCCACTGACGCGGTAGCCAAACCCGATTTCAAATTCCTGCGTGAGCTGCAACAGGTTGCCGGTCGTCTTGTCGGTCACGGCCATGCCCAGCGTGACCACATACGCGCCGATGCGGGTGGCAAAGGCCGCCGGCACGCCCTCGTAGACCGTGCCCTGCATGCCCGGCAGGCCCTGCACGAGGGCCACCAGCGCCGTAAAGGCCGCCCCGGAGTCAATCACTGGGCGCCCCCGTCCGAATGGCCCGAATGGACCGGCGCAGCCGCCCCGACCGCACGGGGACCAGGCGCTGCGCTTCCTCGACCAGCGCATCCCCCGCCCGCCGCAGCGCGGTATCGGTGGCGTGCGTCCCCTCCCACAGCGCCGCCGCCAGCGGCTCCCGCAGGCGCGGCTCGACGCGGGCCACGGCGCCCGAGAGGAAATGCGCCGGCCCCGCCCGCCGGGCGAGCCGGCCGCTCTTGCGCCGGCCCGTCTCGATGCCCCAGGCATACCGGAGGTCCGAGCCCACGCGGAACAGCGGACCACTAAAACGGCCCGCCGCGTCGCGTACTTGCCTAATAGCCTGCACGCCGTCCTGGAGGCCCACGAGCCGCACACTGTACTCAGCCATCGTCGGCTCGCACGACCTGGGCACGGCGGTAGACGATCTCGCCGTCCCCCACATCCATCGCTTCGTAGGTGCCCGCCACGGGGTTCCAGCAGACGCCCGCGACGCGGAGCTGCACGGTGTCCTCCGGCAGCACATAGCTGGTGTCCCAGTAGAGGAGCCGCCAGGCCGCCAGGTCCGCCCGCTCGGCCGCCGTGACGGCGTTCGCCAGCCCGAGGCGGGCCAACCGACAGGGCACGTCCGCCTGCACGACCGTGGTGAAGGTGCCATCCGCGGCGGGCGCATAGACCGTCAGCTGGTCCGTGAAGCTCGCGGCCATCGTCTGGCGGAGCTGGCTCGCGGCGGCGGGCGGAAACAGCGTCATGCCACCCCCAGGGCGGCGCGGTAGGGGGCGAGCAGCGCCGTAACGGCCGGAGGCCAGCCGCTAATACCAGCCGTGGCGGCGGCCGGGGCGCTGCTCGCGTACTGCACGCTCACATCGCCGACTTGCGTGCGGACCACCGGCCCCGGCGCCGCCCCGCTGCCGGCCGCCTCGAGGGACGGCTGGAGCCAGGCCGCGACCAGCATGGTGGCCGCGAGGGCCACGTCCGCCGGGACCGTGCTCGCGGGCGTGTAGTCCACCTGGAGCGTGGCGTAGGCGCGGTCGTTGGGCCGCCCCGTCCACCAGGGGCTGAGCAGCACGAGGCCGCGCCCCAGATCGCGCACGGTGTACTGCGTCCCCACGGCGAGGGACCGCGGCGGCGCGTTCCCCCAGGCGGCGGCCACGCCCTCGACGGACGCGACGGGGCGCTGGCGCAGCACGAGCAGCGGCCCCTCGGCGGTGTGCGCCTCGCCCGCAATCGGCGGGCTGAGCCACGCGCGGTCGGTATACGCCGCGATGGCAGCATCGGCCGCGGGCAGGAGGGCCGCGGCCTGCTCGGCCTGCGCGGGGGTGAACGTCAGGCCGAGGAAGGCCGCGACGGTCTCGACAGTGGTCAGGGACACCGGCTACTCCGTGCCCCGCGCCTTGGGGGTCTTCGGGCCGTCCATCGCCTTATCGGCAGGCGCTTCATGAACCGCCTTCGTGGCCGCGTCCGGGGGCGGCGCGGGCTTGGACTGGGACTTGTCGCCACTGAGGCCCAGCCGCTCCGCTTCCTCATCGGAGATGGTCTGGCCTTCTACGCCCACCAGGAAGCGGGCGCGGGGGTCGCCTTCCTTGACTACCTCCTCGCGTGTTTCGTCCAAATACAGCGTCTCTGTAAGCTCGTACGGCATCTAACACGCCTCCAGTGGTATAATGCAGGGCACAAATGTGCTCCCGCGCAGTGCAACCTGCCGGGAGCGTGACACCAGGAGGTTTAGGCCCTGATGTGCCCTCAGTATACGCCCCGTGCACCCCGACGCCCCAAGGTTGAGCGCATCTGCGAGACGTGTGGGGGGCGCTTTCTGGCGTTTGCCTCGCAGGTAGACCACGGCTATGGGCGCTATTGCGGTCGAGACTGCATGGCCGTAGCGTTCCGGGGACTGCCCCAAGCAGTGACTTGTCTGCAATGCGGGACATCGTTCCCGTGTAAGCCGTCCATTGCGCGGCGGGATGGTACCCGTTTCTGTTCGACCGAATGCCGTAGCCGCTTTCATAGCGGTCCCCAGCATCCGCACTGGCAAGGCGGGCGGTCGCATACCCAGGGGTATGTCACCTTGCGGCAGCCTGACGGCCGCAAGGTCCGCGAACACCGGCGTGTGATGGCAGAACACTTAGGCCGTCCCCTCGCACGTACGGAGCTGGTGCACCATCGCGATGGCAACCGCGCTAACAACGCCATCGAGAACCTGGAGGTGATGACGCGCGGTGGGCACACGCGCCATCATCACGCCGGGGTGTCCAAGCGTCCGCCCGGGCAATGGGCCATCCGCCACGTCGCATGCGTGGGCTGCGGCACCATAGAGCGCCCGCACAAGGCGCTGGGGCTGTGTGGCCGGTGCTATGAGCGCCATCAACATCCCCCTAAGGCGCCGTCGGTACGGGCGTCCCCGCCAGACAGGTGAAGTAGACGCCCGTGGGCGCCGTGGTATCGACGATGCAGTTGACCCCGGCGCGGGGCAGGGGCTGCACCCCAAAGCCGTTGCCAAAGTCCAGGAACGGCGGCGCGGTCGGCGTGGGCGTCGCCGTGGCCTGGGCGAGGGGCGCGGCGGGGGCCGGGGGGGCCGCACTGAGCCCCCCGAGCCCGAGGCCCGCGAGCACCAGGCCCGCGAGCACCGCGCGGTGCGAGACCGTCGGCACACGCATTAGTTCAGCGCCGTCACTTTACAGAACGCCCACGGCGCGTAGACCTCGAGCGCGACGCGCTCCTCCACGCGGATCGTCAGGATATTCTTGGCATACGTGTCGTTATGGCTATCCGACACGTCGATGCGGACGCCATCGCGCCGGGAGATATGCGAGTAGAGGGCGAAGTCGCCCAGCAGCGCGGTGTTGGCGACGATGGCGGGCGTCTGGATGACGGGCTTGCCCCACAGGCGCTCGACGCCATCCTCGGTGGGCGGGGCAATCAAGTACTGGCCTGTAGTAGCGACCGAAAGTCTCACTTTTTCCCAATTTATGGGGTTCATGACGATGCCGCCCGGCTCGGCCATGCCCGTGAAGCGCACGAGCTGCATCGCGTGGTAGATCGCGTCCTGGTTCGGCTCGGTCGTGCGGGCATACGCCTGGAGGCCGGGGCGGGTCAAGAACCCTTGCAGCTGCGGGCTGGTGCCGGTGCCGGAGAGCAGCTGAATCTCTTCGGCCATCTGCAACATGGTCGTCAGCCGGTTGTTGATGTACTGCTGGATGCCGTCCACGTCCTCGAGCTGCTGCATGGTGACCGGCAGCAAGTGGGCGATGACTTCCAGCGGCACGGTGACGCGGGTGAGCGCGAGCGCGGATTCGGGCTTGGCCGCGCCTTCGGCGACGGGCGCCGCCGCGTTCGTAAAGGTGCTTTCCTGCATGAACATGACGGCGGGCTGGTTGGTCGTGGACTGGGGCACCAAATCGCCGACGACGGGGCGGCGCTGCGCGGAGAGGATCGTCCGCTGGGGGCCGGTGGCATAGGGCAGCCAGCCGGCGGCGGTCGTCATGAGCGTTTTCAGCGACACCTGGGGCAGGTCCACGCTGAACGACGGGCGCCCCTGGGCCACGCCGTCTTTGTAGGCCAGGGTCTCGGTGAACCGCTCGCCGACCGACTTAGGGGCCTCGACGAGGCCGGCGGCGCCCCCGCCCGGATGGACCATCGGCGCGGCGGGCGCGGCCAGGGACCGCTCGCGCGCCTTGAGGTCGCGGTCGATCTGGTCGAGCGCCGCGAGGCGGTCATACTCCGCGCCGGCGTCGTTGAGCTCAGCCTGCTTGGCGAGGATGGCCTCGCCTTCCGCGTGGGTAAAGTCGCGGTCGGGCTTCAGGTCAAACAGCGCCTTCAGCTCGGCCTGCTTTGCGTGGAGCCGCCCGGTCGCGTCGGTGAGTGCTGCGTTGGCCATGACGCCCAAACCTCCGTCAGGTTTGGGCTCTGGCCTCGCGGGGCTCGGGCCTCTCGGGTGGCGCCGCCGCCGTTAGCGGTCGGCGATCATGCGCGGGTGGTAAATATCCTCGATGCGAATCAACCGCTTACAGATGCACCGCACATCGACCACGGTACCCGCGCCGCTGGCCCGACAGAGCAAATGGCCCGACACGGGGCAGCGCACGTCAATGAGCGCCGGCGGCGCCTGCACCGTCATGCGACCGTCACCGTGGCCCACCGGCGCGGCCGGTGCGGTTGCAGCCGGGGCTCCCCCCCGAGCCGCGCCGTCGCCCAGTCCGCCGGGTGGATGATGGTCCCGGTTGCCTGGGGGAACGTCAGGAAAATGCGCCCCGTCGGCCCGGACGGCATACGCGCCCGGCGGGCCTGCCACCACCCGCGACCGCGGCGCGGCATCAGACCGCCACCCCGGCCCGCCGCGCCAGGCTCGCCAGGTAGTCGCCATACAGCCGCGCGCCCGCCGTGGTGGGCGGTGCCGTCTCGGTGAGCAGGTCGTCGAGGTCCGTGACCCCCGCCTGCAATTGGTCGCGCAGTTGGGCCAGGCGCGTGCGGCGCGCGGCCGTCATCGCGCGGCCCTCCTTGAGCTCCGCCAGCCAGGTGGCGAGCCGGGCCAGCCAGACCGGCTCGTCGGGGTCGGGCGTCTGCGCCTTCGCCGCGGTCACGCCCGCGTCCCGCAAGGCCGGCACCGTGACCAGCGACGTTTCGTACAAATCAATTTGCTTGAGCAGGCGGGCCGACTCGGTGAACTCCGCGTCCGCCACGCTATAGCCAATGCTCAGCCCGACGAACTTGCCGCGCTGCAACCGCTCGAGGGTGCGCGTGCGGGCTTGCTGCGAGGCGGGATCGGAGTGGAAGTCGGCTTCGAGGTACAGGCCCTTATCGTCCTCGGTGGCCGTGCGGATGGTGGCCACGGGGTCGAGCCAGTCATGGCCCCAGGCGATGAAGCCGCGCTCGAGGAACTGGGGGATCGTGTCCTGGTACGCGCCCTTGAGGACCACGTCGCCCTGCGCATCCAGGATGCCGAACAGGGACGCGTAGCCCGCAAAGCTGCCGGCGCCGGCGTCGCCCATCTTGCCGTCCGTGATCGCCAGTACCTTGTGGTCCATCAGCGGCTCACTCCCAGCATGATCGTCAGACACGCCCACCCGAGATACGCCCAGCCGACGCGGGCCGCGACCCCGGCCGCCGCGAGCAGGAAGAACAGCACCGCGGCGCACAGGGCCAGGTCGTGCAGGCCGGGCATCGCGGGCTCCTACACACAAAAACCGCGGCTGGCCCCTCTGCAGGTAGCCTACCGCGGCTGCGCCGCTTCTATGCGGTTCCGTGGAACGGCACTAGCGTAGCACACTACCGGGGGCGTGGCAAGCCCCGCACGGAGAGGGTCTGGTATTGCTGGCAGTTGCGGCAGATGATGGCGACATGCGCCTCGCCCACGGCCTTGAACAACAGCACCGCACAGCGCCCACAGCGCACGTCCCGGAGCGGCAGCGGCTCCGCCCTCATGCCGCCGCCACGGCAGACGCCACCTGCGTTTCGATGGTGCACCGGCAGCGGCTCCGGCAACTGCGCGACCCAATCGGCGCGATCTCCGCGAGCGGACGCCAGCCCGCGCCCGCTTCGCTGCGGCATTGGTCGCAGGACTCGCGGCTGCCCCCGAGCACGCTGCGCCCTTCCGTCTCGCCGCGCGCCACCGCGGCCCGCAGGCGGCCCGCCTCATAGGTGCCGTACACCGCCTCGGGGTACATCGCCACGCGGGCGCCGAGCTGCGCCGGGGTCATCCGCCCTTGTGCCCAATCCAGCGACAGATTCGCCAAATAGTCGTATTCGCCCCGCAGGCGCGCGCCCAGCGCCCCCCGGAGCGCCGGCGTCATCTGGGCGCGGCCCCCGGCCGCCAGCATCGCGCTCGCCGCATGGCCCGCCTTCAACTCGTCCTGCATCGCCGCCCGAAAGTCCAACAGGCTGAGGTGGCCCTCGGCGAGCCGCTGGGCGAGCACCGCCGAGCGCGCCTGGCCGTGCGCGATGAGGGCGTCGAGGCTCGCGCGGATAGCCGACTCGGGCACCAACTGGCCCAGGGCATCCCAGTAGCGCCCGCGCGCCGCATCCCAGGTGAAGTCAGCCACGGCCGCGCCCCAGCGCACGGCGCACCCACCAGCGGCGCGGCTTAGCCATGATGGCCGGTCCCGTTCGTCGCCACCGGCACGGCGTCCAGGATCGTGGCCAGCGGGTCGTCCGCGCCGACCGCGGCCTCCCAGTACGCCACGGCCGCCACCAGGTCCGCGTCCGTAATCACGCCGCCCGCCTTCAGACTCTTGCCGGGCGGGAGCGCCAGTGGGGGCGCGTCCTCGGGCGCGGGCAAGGCCGCGGGCGCGGGCGGCGCGGGCACCAACTCTTCCGGAGTCGCGTCGGGCTCGATGAGCACGGTCTGGCTCCGGAGCAGGTAGACCGCATCGGCGGGCCGCCCGACGAGCCCGACCAGCTCGCGCGCCTCCCCCCGCTCGATGACGCCGGCCTGGAACAGCTCCACCGCCCGCTTGGCCAGCGCATCTTGGTCGTCTTGCAAGGCCCTCACAAACGAATAATCGTGCCGCAAACGGATGTGCGGGTCGGTCGTGAAGTCGGGCAGCAGCTGGGTGGCCAGGTCGTGGGCGTTGATCCGCTGAATGGGCATCAGGAACTCTTCATACGCGGCTTCGCGGGCCTGGCTGACGTTGTTGTAAATGTTGTGGTCGAGGCCCGCGCCGAGGCCCGCCACCACGGCGGGGATACCGAAGACCGCCGTCACCCGTTCCTCGGGCAGGCGGCGGAGCTGCGCCAGGTCCATCTCGCTGGGATTGAAGCTGAGCCGCGTCACGTCCACCGCGCCCGTGGGCACGAACGCCCGGCCGCGATTATCCGCGCCAAACTTCTGCTCGAAGGCGATCTTGGCGCGCTCGGCATCGTCGAGCGTCATGCGCTGGTCGGGCGCCTTGGGCGCAATCACCACGCCGGGCACGGCCAGGTTGCGGAGGATGCTGCCCGTATAGGCCTGGGCTTCCTGGTCGGTCCAGATGTCGGCGTAGAGGGCCTGGAGGGGCGCCCGCCCGAGCCGCGGGTTGTGGGGGTCCAGGCCGAAGGGCCGCAGATGAATCACATCGGCCACTTCGACCCGAATAGGCGTCGCGGTCGGGGTGTAGACGTAGTGGTCGATCCAGGCGGAGCCGTCCTGCGGCCACACGGGGGCCAGCAGGTTGGACGGCACCCACCACAGCTCGACGGGGCGGCTCGAGGCGGCGGCGCGGCGCTTGAGCAGGTACCCCTGGCCCGAGAGCATGGCGTCGGCGATGAGCGCGGCCCACATGAGGGCGCCACCGTAGACGGGGTTGGGGCGGTCCATGAGGGCGATACAGGGATCATCGGGCAAGATCGTCTCGGTGCCGTCCGCCCCGCGGCGCACGGCCTGCAGGGGCGCGGCGGGATAGTTGCGACCCGCCCAGTTGCAGAGGCACATGACCACGCTCGACTGGCTCGGGTCGCCCACGAGCCCCGCATAGTCGAGGCGCGTGCCCGCCACGCCACTGCCCCAGCCCCAGCCATCCGAGGACGCGCCCCAGGTGCTCGTGCTGCCCCCGGAGGTCGGAAACACCATCGCGGTCAGCTTACCGGCCTTGAAGCCCGCCCACGCCTTTTCCAACAGGTTCATAGGAACTCCCACGCCGCCGGCCGATGCTGCCAGTGCTGCACCGCGAGCGCCAGCGCACACACACAGTCGTCGTGCAGCCCCTCGGGCGCCCCGTAGCGCACGCCTGTGCGAGTATACGCATACTCGAACGATTCCAGTTCCTGCACAATCGGGCCGTCCGGGACCCTGAGCTCGCCTTGCTGGATCGCCACCGCCAGCCCCTCCATCAGCCGTTGCTTACTGGGCGCGGTGAACGGGAAGCCCGTGACGCGCGCCTGCGGCTGGGCCTGCAGGCGTTCGAGGATGGGATCGCCCACGCCCGTCGAGTCCACGAGGGCCGGCACCGCGCCGAGCAGCGCGACCAGCTTCGCCACGGTCAAGTCCCACGGCCCTTGCCACCGCTCGAAGCGACACACGGTGCCCTGGGCATCGAGGGCAATGGCCACGCACCAGTCCAGGCTCTTGGCGAGGTCCACGCCCCACACCACAGGCGGGCCGGCGCTCAGCGGCCCGACCGCGGCGCGGATCGCCGTGAGCCCGAACGGGTTGCCGCCATCGTCGGACGGCGCGGCTTCGTAGAGCTCCTGAAAGACGTGGGCGGGCAACACGCGGCGCGCGTCGTCCACCTCGGCCTGCGTGAGCACGCCGCCCGCAATGGCGTCCTGGGCGGTGAGCTTGGCGTAGGCCATGCCCGCCTCGCCACTCTCGGCCCGCCGGGCGAGCTGGTACGCCCAGTTCTTGCGGCCCTTCACGTTGCCGATAATCCGCACGGGGCCGCGCGTCGCCGTGAGCGTCGAGCGCACCGCATGCCAGGCCTCCTCCTTGCAGCGGGAGGCCTCGTCGATCACCGCGGCGTACACGTCCTCGCCGTAGAGGCTATCGGGCTTATCGGCCGACTTGAACCAGAGCACGCGGCCCCCGAGGTTCAGCGTCAGTTCCGTTTCGTTCGCGGCCACCAACACGGCAGGGAGGGCGGCCTTGAGGCGCCGATAGGCAATCTTCGCCTGGGGATAGATCGGGGCCACCCACCAGAAGTTGTGGCCGGGGCGGCCCAGCATCGCTTGCTCCGCCAGCCACACCATGCAGCCGACCGTTTTGCCCGCCTTCGTGCTCGCCTCGACCACGGCATAGCGGGCCGGGTTGAACAGCGCGGCTTCCTGCCGGGGATACAGCCACGGCCGGGTATACGTCGCGTGCTCAAGCGTCGAGGGCATCCGGCTCCTCACTCGGGGGGCGGGCAATCTGGATGGTGAACGTCAGGCCCGCGCCGGCCGTGCCCGCGTGCTCGACGGCCTGCATGGCCTTGCCTTCCACGCGGTCCAGCACTTCCTTGATCGCCCAGCCCTCCCCCGCCATCGCCAGCTGCACGAGCTTCCACACCGCCAGCTCGCCCTGCCGAAACGGCGTGCCGGGCGCCTTTTTGCCCAGCTCCTTGAGAATCAAGGCCGTGAGCGGCTTGGTCTTCGGCCGCCCGCCGGGGTTCCCGCTCTGGCCTTTCTGAAACGGCATGTTGCTAACGCCCTTGTCTTGCTCGCGGTCTGTTCTGAATCACGGCGCCGGCACGGCGTCCTGGTCCGAGGGCGCCGCTAGCAGCATCTTACCCGCCCGCAGCAAATTGCGCCGTCCACAGCGGCAGACGATCAGGTGCTGGCCGTTCGCCAGCGCATAGATGCTCGTGGCCCGCTCGAGGGCCAGGCGCACGGTGCCGCGCTCGAGTTGACGCGCCAATTCGGACTGGCAGTACGTGCAGTGCCACCGCGACCAGGCCGGCATCAGCCCGCCTCCCCCGCCGCCCCGGCGAGCACCGCCGGGGCCAGGCGCTTAATCTCGCCCACCATGCGTTGGGCCTGCCAGTACCGGTCGGCATTACGCCCGGCCCAGTGCGCGGCCTCGGCTTCGGCCCAGGCGAGCAGCTCCCCCACCAGCGCCCGCCATGCGCCGTCCTGGGCGAGCAGGGCGGCGGTGTCGCAGGGCCACGGGTCCAGGCAGTAGCCGCAATGCGCCCGGCGCGGCACATGCGCGCCCGCCAGCACCGCCACCGCGGCCGCGGTCAGCCACCGCCCCGCCGTCTCGGCCGGCGTCGGTTCCGCCATCAGGGCGCCCCTGCCGCGTCCAGCCCGAGCGCCTGGCAGGCGATGGCGTACTCGTACTCGCCCGTCAGCGCCCGGTTGTGCGCCCACACGACGGCCCACGCCAGGGTGCGCGTATCCATCACGCCGATCACGTCGTCATCGCCGCCGGGCCAGCAATAGATGGCGCGGCCCGTCGAGTGGCCCACGCGCCACGGCCGCGCCAGGAGCGTCGTGGCCGACTCGCGGTGGCTAATCGGCGCCTGGTGCGCGCTCATCCCGCCTCCTCCCCGCCGAGCGCGGCCAGAAACTCGTCCACCGAGCGAATGATCCAGTACGCGCCGCCCGAGGCCACCCACGCCGCCTGAAAGTCCTCCTGCGCCGCCGTCTGGCGATTGCGGCCCGCTTTGTACTCGACGGCCAGCGGGCACGCCCAGCCGGTGTACAGGTCGTCCGGCAGGCCCGGCGTTTGCGCCGACGCCCGCGCCTGGCTCAGGTGCCAAGCTTGGAGCCGGTGCAGCGCGGCCACCTGGCGACAGGCCGTCTGGAGGCGCTTCTCGGGCGCCTGGCGGGGGCTCATCCGCGCCGTGCCCAGCGCCACGCCCACCACAGGCGCTGGAGCTCCCGCCGCCAGGCCGCGGGCAGGAGGGCCTTAGGCCCCATCGCGGCCCCCGGAGGCGGGCGGCCACCCGCCCGGCATGGCCAGGCCCGTCCGCTCGGCCAGCGGCGGCAGCTCGCGCACGACGGCCCGCTCGCGGCGCGTGGCCAGGTCTTGCTCGCGGGCCAGATCGCGCCGCCCTTGCGCCATGCCGTCCAGCTCGCCCATCGCCACACTGACCTGGGCGAATTCGGCCAGCCAGGTCCGGGCCACGACGCCATAGGCGTGCTCGGCGGGCACACTGGCGCCGTCGAGCATCTCGTGGGCCAATTCCCCGATGCGGCCGTGCTCGATCTCGAAGGCGGCTTCGGACAAGTGCGCCCCTAAGGCGCGGATGCGGGCGGCCACCCGCCCGCGCGCCGCCGTCTGCGCGGAACCGTCAACCATGCTGCCTCCTCACGACACGCGGGCCGTCATCGGCACACCGGCCCGCAGGTGCGCCATATAGCAGGCGGCGCAGTAGCCCCGCCGCCGCTGGTTCGGGGGCACCAGGCGCCGACAGCCGCGGCAGGGCTGGGCGTAGTGCCGTTGCTGGACGGCCACGGACCGCTCCGTGCCGTGGCGCCGGTAGTAGCCATAACAGGCGTCACAGCGCCCGCGGCGGCGGATGCCCTCGAGCCGCCCACAGATCGGGCAGGCCGTCGTCATACCGCGACCGCCACCGCCGCGAGCTCGCTCAGGGACGCCTTGCACTTGAAACACGTCGGCGCCTTGATGCTGTTGTGCTGGCCACACGGACAGCGCACGACATGCGGATAGCGGCCGGGCTCCGGCGGCACATAGGTGATGCCCCGCGCGTAGTCCGGCGGCGGCAGCCGCACCGCCGGCGGCCGGGGCGAGGCGCGTCCCTCCCCCCGCGCCCCCTCCTCGTTCCTCCTCCCGGAGGTACCGGCGTTTCCCCGGATATATTCAGGACCTATTGGGGTGCCACCGGTGGCACCCTTTAGCGTCATGGATGGCACCCTTTCCGGGGAAACGGCGTCACTGGCGTCACCCTTTACGGGCGTAAGGGCGTCATTGGTGGCACCCTTTGTCACCGAAAGGGCGTCATGCGTGGCACCGTTTACGGCAGGAGTTGGGATAATGGGTGCCATTGGTGCCACCGTTTCGGGGCGCGTTGTCGGAGAAAGGGTGCCACGCACGTCACCGTTTGGCAGCACCAGGCGATACTCGGTGGCGTGGCCCCGGCCACCGGTCAGGTAACTCGTCGCCACGATCAGCCCGGCCGCCTGCAAGTCGTGCAGGGCGCGCTGGACCGCCCGCTCGGATTTGCCGGTCTGCTCCATGAGCCTCTTGATTCCGGGACGGGCTCGCGTCCCGTCATCCTGGGCGCGCTTCGCCAACAACATCAGGATGCGGAACTGTTCATCGGTCACCGGCAAGTCCGCGACTCGATCCATCAATCGCCAGCTCATTCGGGGTCGCTCCTTCCTAGCCGGTCGCGTCGCCACCGCCGCAGCGTTTGCTTGATCTCGCCGACCAGCGGTCGGCCGTGCAGCTCCGATTGGGGACATACGTCTACGCCGCGCCGCAGCACGAGCGGGCACTCGTGGTCGGCGTCGTGGCCACGCGCGCTCGCACTCAGGCGCAGGGCCGCCAGTACCTGCGTGATGCCGTGCGTCACGATGAGGTCCGCCACGACCGCTTCATCGCGCGAGCTCATCGCCAGCCAATGCCCCGTAGCCATACCCCATTCCATTTCCACGTCGCCCCTGTCGTCCTCGAACGCGCGGAGTACCCGTGCGCGAGCCGCCGCCAGCGCCGCGTCGCATTCCGCCTCACTCATATCGGCACGGGCATCATCCATCGGATTACGCCTCCACCGTTTCGCGCTGCGTCCCGAGCTTGGCGAGGTTGAACTCGCGGTAATGCGTCATGCACAGGGGCGTGCCGTGTTTGCGGGTGCTGATCTCCGCCATCTTGGCGGGCGGCCAGCTCGTGCCA